GGAATCAACCTGCGATGAACCCGGGGTCGGGGAACTTGCCTGTGTCGATCAACGACTGACGCCTGCCGTTGTGCCTTCGGATCGCTTCGAGGTTGGGGGTGCCATCCGCCTTCGCCCAGCCGCTCGTCATGGCCTGCGCCGCCGGGACGGCGATCCATGCGCAGCGGCAGTTGAACCCTGCGGGGGTGGCGATGCCTTGTGCGTCGATCTGCTCGACCGTAGCGACGAAACCATCCATGGCCCTGTGAGTGTCACGGGTACGAGCGTCACGGGTAGCGCTGAAGCGCATGACCGGGACGAACGCCTGCACGGTGGGCTCGCGAACGATGTCGAGCTGCCCCTGTGTCTGCGCCCGGTTCAGGTTCGTGCGGAACACGGTTTCGAGCCGAGCCTCCGTCAGGTCTGTTCCGGTCTTGAGGATCGCCTGCCCGGCGAAGTCACCTACGCCGAGGACGCGCAGCTTCTTCCCGGCGACCGAGGTGGACACCTCCCCGCGTACCGCCTTCGCGAGCAGTTCGCGGGTCTGCTCGACCTGCCGCTGCGTCATGCCTGTCACAAAGAACGACCCCCGGGCGACCTGCTGGGCCTGCGGGGTGCGGCGGATCTGAACCTCGTCCAGCGCCCCGCGCACCAGACGGGAAAGGTCCGGGGAGCGCTCCAGAATCCGTTCCAAGCCCTCGGCCTCCTCGTTCCGGCGCATCTCCCGGGCCGACTCGAGCGCCGCCTGAATGAGGGCATTCCACCGCGCCCGGGTGATCGGCATGGTGGCCGCATACCGCTCAACCACCTCGCGGGCAGGGCCAGCCTTGAACTCAAGAGCCATCTCCGGGGCGTTCCGGTCGAACACCTCCCGCACCTTCGGGGCGGGGATCCCGGCCTGCCGGACGGTCTGCCTCGCCCCGGTCGCCCATGCTGCGAGGAGCAGGGCGGCGGTGTCCCGCTCCCAAGCATCCCACTCCGTCGTCGCGGGTTGCCCGAGCATCTGTGACGAGATGGCATTCCGATACTGCCGTGCGGCGTCTGCCTGCACCTTCCGCAGCAGTTCGGAGATGCTCGCCTGCCGCTTGGCCACGCTAGTTCCAGCGCCGTCGCGTGAACTGCTGCGGTGCACCCGGCTCGGGCGGGACGCCCTCCACCGCAGCGCCCGTTCCCGTCATAGCCGTGATCGGGTCCGACTGCTGCGCGCTGCCGAGGATCGGCTCGTCCTCCTGCGGTTCAGAGAGGCCGAGTAGGTCTCGGACCTCGCGCTCGGACACCCGGCCACCCATCTGGACGAACTTCTCGATCGCCTCAAGGCGCTCCTTCTGGTCGGGCCGCTCCGGCGCGAACACGAATCGCAGGCCGTCGACCTCGGAGTCGGTCGCCCCGAGCATCTTGGCGACGACCCGAACGAAGTCGGTCGTAAGGCTGTCCGCGAGCGCGTCCGCGTGGTAGCGGATGATGCGGGAAAGGGTGTCGGCGTGCAGGCTGGCGACTCCCGATCCGAGCCCGGTCGAAGCAGCCTCCGAGGAGAGGCTCTGCCCGAGGATCGCCTCCTTGATCTTGCCGCTGAACCAGTTCACCAACTCCATGAACACCTGAGCGCGGCCTGCGTTCGGCTCCTTGATGTCGATGTCGTAGATCTTCTCGGTGCCGGACTGCGGGAGCAGAACGCTGTTGTCGTTCGTCAGGTTCGCGAGGACGTTCTCCATCATGGAGCGCCCCGCATCCTGACCGAGCGGGTAGTAGCCGACGCGGATGCCCATCGCGTACCGCTCGGCGTAGGTGATCGCGTCCTGCAGGATCTCCTGCTTCGCGAGCCACATGAACCAGCAGACGTCGCGAGCCCCGACACCCCGATACAGGCTCTCCGTCACGTTGGGGTCGTTGAAGTCCGGCGCGTTGATGAACACGCGGTGCAGGACGATGGCTCGTCGCTCCTGCTCATCGAAGATGTGCACCCGGGCATCGAACCCGATGTTCTGCGAGGAGGGGCCGTCCGCGCTGTACGCCGCTCCGACCTTCATGGCGAGGTTGCCACGCTGGTCGTAGGCGATCGTGTCCGGGTGGAACGGATACCACTCCTTGATCGCCACGCCGAGATCGGGATGCTTGGCATACACGAGGTTGGTCGCGGAGTTGCCGTACCAAACCGCCTCGTGCATGGAACGGATGAAGTCGCTGCGCCGGGGCATCGCGTTGAAGATGTCGCTGATGCGCTCTGCGAGCGCGACGAGGCGCGGATTCTCGTCGTCGGCCGGCACGATTGACCACTCAAGGCTCGCGAGCGTCACCTGCAGCGAGCGCAGGACGCCCTCGATGTCCGCGTCCGCACGCATCATCATCTGGTACTGCGGGTTCAGCCTGTACGCGAGGCTGCTGTTCCGAAGCAGCTTGTCGGCGGTCGTGAAGAACGACCGCTGCACCTCGACGGGCGTTGCGAGCGGGTGGGTCAGCCCACGCTCGATCGGCGCAGGCAAGGGCTTGCGAACACGCTTCTCGGGCGGCACGCCGCTCGCCATCGGGTTGCTACTGTCAGGCATTGGTCAGTCCTGCAACGGGGATCCGCTGCCATGAGTTGATCTTGGGTTCCAGTTCTGCCGCCATGCGACGGAGTCCTTCGGACTGCTGCTGCGCGTCGAACATCATGCTGCGCCGCCGGGGCTCGTAGTTCGCATGGTCGCTCTGCAGGACAGATCCGCTGTTCCGCTCGCGGACGGGTTCTTCGTGCGCGGACAGCCTAGCGTGTCTCCGCTCGTTGTCTTCCGCGCTGGCGATCAGCGCCTGCTTGAACGCCTTCGTGCCGTTGTTCGAGAGCTCGTAAGGCGGATACGAGACCCCCATGCAGGATCGGGTCTGCCAACCGCGCTCGGGGCGCTGATAGCCGTGGTGGGCCATGCCTTTCCCTCCCCTGACGACCGCGACCTGTCGGAAGCAGCAGGAGCAGGTCGCACGGATCTGGTCGGGGTTGACCGGGACTCGCGGCGTGGGCGCTGCGAGTCGCGCATCGCCGCGCTTCGCTGCCTTGCCCTTGAGTTCGGTCAGAACCTGATTCCACGGCACGAACTCCACGAAGATGTCCCGGACGTCCTTGTAGATCGCGGGAGCATGGAAGATCGCGACTACCTTGTTCGCCTTCGTCACCCACGCCGTGATGTTGTGGATGCCGAGGCTGCTGCTGTAGTAGACCTCGTTTCCCATCTCCCGCAGATAGCCGTGCGGCAGTTGAAGGTAGGCCTTCTGCCAGTTCTCATGCGTCTCACGGAGCGCACCCGACACCCGCATCTTGAACTGTTCGTATCGCGTGTTCGGGATGGCGGCGACGCCTCTCGCCTCCTCGGCGATCTGCCGTGCTTCCGCCAGCCAACGCAGGACGCTTGGCGATGCGTAGCGCGCAGTAACAGGCATCTCCCCGGGGATCATGTTCTGATCTTCGCCTTCGCGCCGGGGCGGGAGTATTCACCATGCATCACATCCATGATGTGATGGACGGCATCTTCGGCCTCCATCCATGTCTGCGCCGTTGCTGATGGCTTCAAGACGCTTTGCAGATACCGGAGTGCCAATCGTTCGGCCTCCTTGTTTCTGTACGCCTTCGCAAGTTCGGCCAAACCCTTTAGATCCTTCTTGATGTTATTGCGGCTTTCCTCGCTGTACTCGATGCCCATCTTTGCCTTTGCGCCGGGGCGGGACATCTGCGCCATGCGGCTCGCGGCCTCGTACTGCTTCGCCATCTTCATGTACAGGTTCGACAGCGACATCGACATCCCGACGCAGTTGCTCCAGTTCCCCTGCTTCGAGTCGTTGCGGAGCAGTTCCCTCGCTGCGGAGATGCTCTTCTCGATCGGCGTGATGCTCCGAAGCGCATCCATCAGGGTGAACTTCGCCTTCGCGCCGGGGCGTGCCGCACGGGAGTGGTAAGAGCCACCGCTGTAATCATCAGCGAGTCCGACATTGACCATCGGCTTGATGCCGTTCTTCTCGAGCATCTTCTTGACGGCAGCGATGGCGGACTTGTCGTACACGATCACTCCCTTGTCGTCCCAATCACCGACATCGTCGCTGGTTCGGAGCAGTTCGATGATCTTCTTCTTCTGTGGATGCGAGCCGAGGCGAGCGGCGAACTTCGCCTTCGCGCCGGGGCGGGTGAAGGATGATGGCCCGTGATGCGCTTCGAGGATCTCCTTGATCAGCTGCTTCCTCCCGTCTTGTGTGTACGGCGGGGCACTCGCCGCGCTTTTCTGCGTGGACTTAACCCACTGCTTGACGAGCTGTTGGTACGTCAGGGGCATCAGCTTCGCCTTCATGTAATCCCTCGGCGTGCCGATCATTCTCTTTGGGTCCGGACGCGCCGCACGGGAGCGAAGCGCAAGGATCTCCTGCCCCGTCTCCTCCGCGAGCTCCAGCAGGTCGTCGTCGCCCACCTTCTTCGCGTGGGCGATGGCGGCGGACACCACCTTCTCCATCTGCCTGTGGTTGGAGTACGTGACGGGCTTCATCAGGGCCTCGGCCAGTTCGTCAGAGCGTTCCATGCGTGCGTTCTCCTGCTTGTCGTTGAGTTGCTCGGTCTTGCGCTTCGCCCACGACTTCCCGGCATCGCCGCCCCAGAGGAGCCACGCGATGTATCCGGCGTCGTCCTCGCCACCCGCCTGATTGCCCTCGTGCCGCGAGAAGAACGAGTGCATCCTCCGGACGGTGTCCGGAGACAGGGATGCCCGGTTCTTGATGTCACGAGCCCGGGCGACGCCTACGGCGGTGCCTCCCTTGCCGTGCTTCTTCCGCAGTTCGAGGCCTCGCGTGGCGTTCGCAGCCATCTCTGCCGTGGGGGTCAGGTCGATGTCTGCCATGCCCGAATCCTACAGATCGACCATCGTCAGGTGAAGAACGGACGCTTCGCGGAACGCGCCGAGAACATCCGGCCGATCGCGTCGGGGCGCTCGATGCGCTTGGGCATCTTCTCTTCCGCAGAGAGCGTGCCGCGTACCGCCTCTCCGCATAGGTCAACCACAGTATCCACGGTGTCGTCGTGGCTCCCTGCGGGGAACGCGAGCATCTCGTCGCATACCACCTGAAACGCAGGCAGGATCTTGCCGGATGCGTCGACGGGGAAGTGCAGCCGGCCCTGCTCGACGAAGGGTTGCGAGCCTGCTGCCCTCATGTGCTTGTCGGTCGTCCGCTCGACCGCGACCATCGGCTGGTTTGTCATGTCCCGGAACTGGTCGAAGATGCCCTTCTGCGGCCCGTTGCATTCGGCCAGAACCGCCGATGCTCCCCTGCGCTCGAGCAGGGCTGCGGCCTGCCGAGCGAACACCGGGAAGGATTCGCGCACGCGCAGGATGTCCGTCAGGTACAGGTGCCTGCGGCTGTCGACCTCGCCGATGAGGCACACCGAGTAGTCGGGATCGTCCCGCTCCTGCTCCTTCTTGCCGTATCCCCAGTCGATGGCCGCGATGGTGCGGGTGACGGTCGGCAGCTCCTCGTAGCGGTAGTGCTGGATCCACTCTGGGCGGAAGACGAGCAGGTCGCTCGACAGGGGTACGAGTTCGTAGGCGCGTGCGTAGGCCATCGCGCCCATCTCGGTGCGCTTCGCCTCCAGCACGGGCGGGGTGAACACCTCGGGCCACGGGCTGATCGGGCCGACGCAGGGTCGGCGCAGAAGCGTTCCCTCGTCTCCGTGCGCCCGTCTCCAGTCGGCCGTCAGGTCGTCCGTATGGAAGGGCGTGGCGGTCCGCCAAGTGCGGCTCGGATGGGACGCCGACGGGTCGAGCATCGGCATCCAGATGTTCGCGACCGCCTCCTTCACCTGCGATCGCAACGCTGGCTGCAGCACGGAGTTGCGCAGGTCGCAGATGTCATCGAACCACAGGACGTCCGCTCGACCGCCCGTTCTGCCGAACACGCCAGATCCCTGCACGGATGGGTCGCGCCGCGCCGGAAGGCCCGGGGCCGTGACGCTCCACGACATGACCGTGTCCTCTCCGGGCTTCAGCCGCACGTGCGGGAAGGTGGCGCGGAAGGCCTGCGAGCGAACGATCTCCCGGATGAACCGGGTCGTGGCGCTCGCCGCCTCGTCGTTCTGCCCGACGATCTTGAACCGCGTCTCCGGCCGGACGCCGAGCCACCATGCGACGAGGTAGGCGCCCGTGCTGGTCTTGGCGTGTCCACGAGGCAGCTCCGCGTACCACGAGTGATTCACGAGTGCGTGATTCAGCAGTTCCCGCTGCAGCATGGACACCTCGCGGGACAGGCACAGCGAGACGAATGCGGCAGGGCTCTCCTGCGCGGCGGCGACCGCTGCGGATGCCGTAAGCACCTCGGCGTTCACGACTTGCGCTTTGCCTTCGGGGGCAGGATGGTCTTGGCGACCGCTGCGATCTGCTCATCGGACAGGCTGGCGACGACTGCCACGTTGTCCGTGCTCGATCCCTCTTGCAGCCTCTCGATCCGGTGCGACTCGAGCAGGAGCTCTGTGTTGTTCCGGTCGAGCATGGCGAGCGTCTGAGTAGCGCGGATCTTGTCCCTGATGTCCGTGCCGGGGTCGAGCAGGATTCGGGCCACGATCGCGGGTGCTGCCTCGAACAGGCGCTCCGGGATGATCCATCGGTTGCGCACGGCGCTGCGGATCAGCCGCATGGACTCGGATGACCCTGCGAGCGCGAGGGCGGTCGACGCCACCTCCGCCTCATGTGTGTGCGCGGGTGCGGGCGTGCGCGTGGGTGAGGGCGCTCCCTCCCCTTTCCCCTGCGGGGGTCGCGGGGATGGAGGCTTGCGAGGCCTCGGGTTGCTGCGCGGGTTGTTCCGGCTCATCCTAAACTCCGAGGAGGGAGCGGTATGCAGCACCAATGACGGCTGGGGAGTGCTGCTCTAGGCTTGCTTCCCCGTTGCGTACGAGGGCGTCTGCGAGGGCGCGGTCCTTGAGCGCTTCGAGGCATTCCTTGATCTCCTTGCCATCGCTCGCCGCGAGGCAGTTGTGTCCGGGCTGCATCTCGTCGCTGTCGTACCCCGTCACCCACTTGCGGTTGATGATGAGCGGAGCGCGTGCGTCCCATGCTTCGAGGAACGAGTACTGCGATCCGCCCCCGTCCCCCTTGATCGCGCTCATGTCCACGACGGCGCGTGCGGTAGCGCACAAGTCCGCTCCTGCGTGGGCGTTGCGCTCGAACGGCTCGGGCTGGAATCCGGGCCACTTCGGGTGCAGCTTGAAGTGCACGTACATGGGGTTCGGAGCCCCGTAGATCTTGATGTCCGCCCCCAGATCCCGTGCCTCGAGGATGAGGTGCGTGTACTTGTCGAAGTCCACGCGGGAGTGCGCGATCGCCGGGTGCAAGGGATTGCGCGGAGGAGACTTGCGCTCGTACGGGTGCAGGATCAGGCGTGCTGCCGGGGAGCGCTGCTTCATGGAGCGCCGGATCACGATGGTGCGGTCGGCCGGGATGCCCGCGAGGTGCTTCTCCGCCGGGTCGTGCACGACGATCATGCTGCCCTCGCCTACGAGGGTCATGGCTGCGGCGGCGTGATCCTTGTCGGCGCACGCGATCAGGATGGGCA